GCTTTGTTGACGGACTTCCAAGTTGTAAGAATTACTAAAATATATAACATACTTAGCAGCAGTAAGGGTAAGACCATAACCACCAACAGTAGGATTCCCAACGAGGAAACGACATCTGTCATCAGACTGAAAACTTTCAACAGCCTTGTTACGAATATCCACTGAATCTTTTCCGTATATCGAAACCACTGAATCTTTTCCATATACCTCTCCTAGTTTTTTCTTAATCATTTCTATATTATGTACATAATTAGCCCATATAATACACTTGTCTTCACTCTCCTCCAATATGCTCATCAATTCTTTTAGTTTTGCGTTTGTCTTAAAATCTACAATATTACCATCATTTGTTTTAACAAACCCATTCGCTACTTGTTGTAGTTTGAGTAATTCTGTAAGTTTATTATTGTATGATACCTCATCATTTTTTAGTAATATCAAAGCAGTTGCCTTAAGTTTTTCATAGGCCAATCTTTGTTCATCAGGTAACTCAATGTTTCTTTGCACATACATTTTTTCTGGCAAATCGAGACAATCTTTTTTACGCACTCTATAAGAAAAATTTTTTAATTTAGATTCAAGCTCCTCTAAATTAACATAATACTTAGGTATTTGAATATTATAACCACCTCTTTCAATGCTATACATCACAGCATATCTGGATTTAAATACAGTAAAATTTTCATAACCTAATAATTTTTTATCTAAAAAAGCACATTGAGAGAACAAATCTAAAGGTGATTTTGTTATAGGAGATCCGGTTAAAATTCTTTTATATCTAGCTAATTTACCTAGTTTTATTATAGCTTTTGTTCTTGATGCTTTTAAGTTTTTTATGGATGTGCTTTCATCTAAAATCACCATACTTCTCATACCATGTTTTAATAGCTTGTATTCTAGCCATTTTTTTCCAGATGCATGAGATAACGCCTCAACATTCATTAAGATAAATGTAAGTTTATTGGGATCTAATTTGAATGTTTTATCTTTTGTTACTTTCCATATGTATATATTTGTTTCTTCTGGACAATGAAAATCTATCTCTTTTTTCCAGTTTTGGTATACTGAGTTTGGTGCTATAACAAAGGCAAAATCTATTTTTTTTTCTTGATATAAATAAGCAGTGTTATCTATAGCTACCTTTGTTTTACCCGTACCCATTTCCATAAAGTAAGCAAAGTTATGTAGCTTAGCTCCTTCTATTAATGCTTGTCTTTGATGTTTAAATGGACTTGTTTTGTACTTATACACAAACCGTTTTTTAAATTATTTAATTGCATAAATCAAATTAATAATATATTGATTCGAGCACAAGGAGGTTCTTATGGACTTAGAAGCAGAATCTATCATAACGGTAGATACTGGCATGTCGACAGACATTGCTAAATCTTGCAATAAGTTATTGGAAACTCAGAAAAAAATAATGACGGCTGAAGAAGAACTCAAGAAGTTAAAAGAGGTCGAAACTACTCTTTCTGAGCAAACAATTCCTAACTTAATGCAACAAGCTGGTTTATCTCTGCTAAAATTAGCAGATGGTTCATCTGTAGAAGTTAAACCATTCTATTCAGCTAGAATACCAGCATCTAGAAGTGATGAAGCTTTTAATTGGCTTAGAGAAAATGGCCATGGAGATTTGATTAAAAATCAAGTGTCTTTGGAATTTGGAATGAAACAAGACAATGAAGCTAAATCAATTATAGAGGAGCTGAAAGCAAAGGGTCTTCCAGTTAAACAGAAAACAACCGTGCATCCAAGTAGTTTGAGAGGATTTGTTAGAGAACAAATTCAAGACTTGGGTAAGGATGTTCCTGCAGAACTGTTTGGAACCTACGTTGCAAATAAAACTAAAATAACCACGAAGGAATAAACATGAGTGAAAAAAAAGCGATGACGACTAAAAAAAATAACCTACCAGCTGCAATAAATTTAGAGCAGATGGCAGGACAAGGTCAAGAGTTTGTAACAGCTCGAGATCAAAAACTACCAATCTTAAAAATACTTTATGCTAACTCACCAGTCTTAGATGAGACTGATGGTAAGTATGTTGAGACTGCTAAGCAAGGAGACATATGGAGTGAAACATCAGGTAAAGTTTGGAAAGGTAAAAAAGGACTGATAGTAGTGCCTTGTCTTTACATTAATACATTTAATGAATGGAAAGATAAGGGAGACAGCCCAGGAAGACCAGTGGCAATACACACTGATCCAGCTATTATGTCTGAGACAACTAGAGGTGCTGACAACAAAGATCGTTTGAAAAACGGTAACTATGTTGAAGACACTGGTAATCATTTTGTTTACATTTTGGATGAGGATTATAATCCAATGGAACAAGCCTTGATTACTATGAAATCTACCCAAAAGAAAAAATCAAAGACATGGAACTCTATGATTATGTCTAGAAGAGCACAAGGTAAGAATGGTATGTATAACCCACCATCATGGTCTACTGCTTACAAGTTAAGCACGACTAAGGAGTCTAATTCACAAAACTCTTGGTATGGTTGGGTTGTAGAGTTTAATAAGTTTTTAGATACAAAAGAAAATTTAAAGGCTTTAGAAACAACTCAAGCATTTTATCAAAGTGCAATGAAGAGTGATATCTTTGGTAAAGTAGATTTTACACAAGACGTACAATCTTTAACAAAAGATAAAGCTGAAGAAAAAACTGGCGTTCCATTCTAAACCATGGAACAGGAGCTCTTAAAAATATTTGAGGGTAATTCTGAACTGTTCATCACTACCTCTCTAACTGGAGAGGTAGATGAACGGGGCAAGACTGTAGGTCAAACAATCACGGTCCACGAACCAGTTACTCTTAAAATCTGGAAAGAACATTTAGAGGGTAAGAAAAGAATAGGTATCAAACCCGAAAAAGACAATTTGTGTAAATGGGGTTGCATAGATGTCGACCCGCATAATTATAAAAATTACAATCAAAAAAAAATTGTAGATATAATAAAAGAATTCAATTTACCATTAATACCAACAAGATCTAAATCAGGAGGATTACATTTGTTCTTATTTTTAGATGACTGGTATCCGGTAAAAGAAGTTTTAAAAAAACTACATCAATGGAATAATGACTTTTTTCAAGCACAAGAAATTTTTCCTATGAATAAATGCTTGAACATGCCTTACTTTAACATGAACGCCACTACAGAATTTGCATACACAATTGAAAACACACCAGTAATGATTGGTACTTTTTTAGATTTAGTAAAGCAAAAAACTTTATCACTAGATCAACTTAATAAAATAAAAGTAAAAGAATATGAACCAGAGAGCGATTGGAAACAATACCCACCTTGTTGTCAAAAAATGATAAGTGAAAAATGGTCTGGTAATCATAGGAATGATTTATTGTTTAATATAGGCGTTTTAGAAATGAGAAAGGCTGATGGTAATCTCTCTAAAAAAGAAATAACTAATATTCTTCTTGAGAGAAATAAAGAAGTTTTTACAACACCATTAGACGAAAAAGAAGTAATTAATACTGTTGCAAATTCTGTAAGTAAAAAAAATTATAACTTAAGATGCAACACACCTTTATGTGATAAAGATAAATGTAAATTTAGAAAGCTAGGTATTGGCTCACAAGTCCCTGATTTGATAGACGACTTTGAGGAGATAGAATTTATTAGAAGCACTAAATCAATAGAGTATTCATTTAAGTTTCAAGGAGAAAAAATTTTAATTGGTCCTGAGGATATGAAGGATGAAAAATCTTTTAGAGTAAAACTATTAAGGTATGGTATATATTGGATAACCCTACCAAGGCCTCGTACAGGTCCATCACCGTTTGAAATGCTTATGTCAACTATAGTAAGGCAAGCAGTAGAAAATGAGAAGATGAAGTTTGAAGATACACTTGGAGAAGAAAAATATAATTTTCTTAAAAAGTTTTTTGAAAGCCACATTGAAGAAGACGACTTTGAAAAATTACAAGACAACTATGTAGTGTTAGATTCCAAAACAAATGTATGTTATTTTAAAAAAATTACTTTTGAAAAATTTTTAGGTAATGATAAAACATTTAAAAGTGCTTCTGAGGCTATGCATTTATTAGGTTGTGAAAGAATTGATTATCATGAAGGTGTTAAAAATGTATGGTCAGTAGAAATGCCAAAGTTTGTAGATTATAAGAAAACAGAAAAAAAAGTTAGTAAGAAAACAGTATCGGAGATGGATGACGAATTCCACACAGGAAAGTTTAGAACTTAAAATACTAAAGGAGCTTTATCACAAAACAATAAAAATCTTTGGTCCTCCTGGTACAGGTAAAACTTATACGTTAATTGAAAAAGTTTTAAAAGGTTATTTAAGAAAGGGTATAAGGCCAAACGAGATTGCATATTTATCTTTTACAAACAAAGCAGTCAACACTGCAGTATCAAGAGCGTTAGAATCTTTTCCTCAATACAACACTGATGACTTTTCTAGATTTAAAACTTTACATACATATTGTAGAAGATATTTTCCTGAAGAAGTATTTGATCCTAAGGATTGCACAATTGATTTTGCACTACAAACAAAAGTAATTAAAAGAAGTGACAAGAGATTAGCAGATGATAATTTTATGTATAAAGATTGGTCTCTTGGTGTTTACAGTAAAGCTAGAAATTTATTAATAAGTCCAGAGGAAGCATACAAACAAGAAAGCTATAAGAGAGATTCACTCACTGTATTTTTAAGAAAGATAAGCACTTATGAACATTATAAGACCGGTGGTGGAGAAAGATCATTTATTGATTTCGATGACATGATAGAGAGAGCTATTAAAGAAGTAACATTCCCATCACTAAAAGTTTTAATATTAGATGAAGCACAAGATTGTACACCCCTACAATGGTCTGTTATTTATAAGATGGCACCTAAAGTAAAAAGGATTTATTTAGCAGGAGATGATGATCAAGCAATATACAAATGGAATGGTGCTGATCCAAAATATTTTACAAAATTTTTTCCCGGCAGAAAAGTAAAACTAAGAAAAACAAGAAGATTTGGAGAGGCCATACATAGCTTCTCACAAATAATTAGACGAGGTATTAATGATAGTGAAGAGAAAGAATATTTACCAGGGGGTAATGATGGATATGTAAAAGCTTATTTATCATTCAAAGAAATACCATTCGAAAAATTTAAAGAAGATTGGTATATCCTAGGACGCATAAATGAAACTGTTAACGAACTTAGAATGTTAGCTAAAGATGCAGGTTTATACTACAAAGATAATAAAGGCACTAAATGTTTTGATCAAAAACAATGGGAGTCAATTAAAGCATGGACTGCTATTACTAAAGGTAAAAAAATAGATAAGAAAGCAGCTCGTAATATGTACAAGCATTTAAGAGAATTAGAAGATCCAGCTTATAGATTAGATAAATTTTGGAGAGCACAACCTGATTTTAAAGAATACAATTTTCAAGATTTAAAAGAGTGGTGTGGTCTTGCTTTAGAGGATAGCCAAAAAACTAAACCTTGGTTTTGGATATTAAGAAGAAATTTTAAACCTAGACAAGTAAGACACTTTATAAGATTGCTTAGAAGATATGGTCAAAAGGAATTAGATAAAGATCCTCTTATAACTATAGATACAATACACTCAGTTAAAGGTGGAGAAGCGAATCATGTAGTGTTGTATGGTAAAGGTAATTACCCATCAGATTATGAAAACAAAAATAAAAGTGATAAAAGTGATGAAAGAAAGGTTTGGTATACTGGTGCAACTAGAGCAAGAAAAACTTTACATTTGCTGAGATCTAGTTATAAGTTTAATTATCCTATTGGACAAGATTATTTAATTTATGTGCAGGAGAAAAATGACAAATAAAAACATGTTTGACGAAACTTTTCCAGACGGTGTCCAAGTAGGAGGCTCACATTATAAGAAATTTATTATTCAACCTTGGACATTCATAAGAAAAAATGGACTTAATCCTTTTCAAGCAAACGTAATAAAATATGTATGCAGATATTTATTAAAAGGTAAATCAATTGAAGACATTAAAAAAATAAAACATTACTGTGATTTAGAAATACAACACCTTACAGAAAATGATAACAAAAAATGATACACGGTTTTACTTTACCAGATGATATCTATAACAATTTAAATAATTGTATAAAAAACAAAACTAATCCTTACAATAAAAATTTAGTTGGTAACATTGCAGAAGAATATAGTATTTATGAACACAAACATTTAGTTGAAAAGTTTTTAATTTACCAAATTGAAAATAGTAAATTTACACAAACCTTCAAAAATAAAATTTTTCATCCATATGATCAAGGCTTAACACTAGCATCTCTATGGGTTAACTTTCAAAAAAAATATGAGTTTAATCCTATACATGACCATGATGGTGTTTTTAGTTTTATTTTATTTATGAAAATACCATATTTAATTAAGGATGAATTGCAGAAATCTCCAGGAATAAATTCAAAAAGTAATTTAGCGGGGCACCTGCAGTTTTGTTTTTTAGGGGAGAGTCAACAAAGCCATATTGAAAAAATAACTGTGCCAGCTGATGAAACTTGGGAAAAGAAAGGATTACTTTTTAGAGCTCATTTAAATCATATTGTATACCCATTCTACTCAAGTGATGATTACAGAATAACTATTTCAGGAAATTTTTCTTATGATAACTCAAAAGCAAATGGATAATTAATGAGTAATGGATTACAATTAACTTTAACTTTTAAAAAATCTATGTGGAATACACCTATAGAATACAAAGATCTATCTCAATATAAAGAAATAGCAATTGACCTTGAAACTAGAGATGATGGTATTAATGAAAAACTTGGAGCAGGTTGGGCTTTAGGTAAAGGTGAGATAGTTGGTTTTGCTGTAGCTGTTGAAGGATGGAAAGGTTATTTTCCATTTGGCCATCTTGGTGGTGGTAACATGATTCCTGAACAAGTAAAAAAATATATGAAGGATATATGTGCTCTTCCATGCACTAAAATATTTCATAATGCACAGTATGATGTGGGTTGGTTAGAAGCATCTGGTATCCCGGTCCACGGAACTATTGTAGACACAATGATAGCAGCAGCATTAATAGATGAGAATAGATTTTCATATTCTTTGAATGCTTTATCAGTAGATTATTTAAATGAAATAAAAGCAGAGACAGAACTTAGAGAAGCTGCAGCCGCTCATGGTATAGATCCTAAAGCTGAGATGTGGAAATTNCCAGCAGAACATGTTGGATATTATGCAGAACAAGATGCAGAATTAACACTAAAACTTTGGCAAAGATTTAAACAAGAAATTGCAACACAAAGTTTGACTACTGTTTGGGAGATGGAGCAGCAATTGCTTCCGATCCTAATAAAAATGCGTCAACGAGGTGTGAGAGTGCAAGTGGAAAAAGCTGAAGCACTACAAAAAGAAATGAAGAACCAAGAAAAAGAAATATTAATGGCCATAAAAAAAGAATCAGGAATAGAAGTAGACATCTGGGCATCACGCCAGATTGCCAAAGCTTTTGACAAACTAAAGCTAGACTACCCACGCACCGAAAAAACAAAAGAACCTTCCTTTACACAAAACTGGTTGATTAATAATAAAAACAAAATAGCACAACTTATTGTAAGTGCAAGAGAGATAAATAAATTTCATGGAACCTTTCTATCTTCAATTATGAAATACCAGGTCAAAGGTAGAATTCATGGAGAGATAAATCAACTGAGAGGAGATAATGGTGGAACTGTATCGGGTAGATTATCAATGTCTAATCCAAATCTACAACAAGTCCCGGCTAGAAATAAAGATTTTGGTCCAAAAATAAGAAGTTTATTCATACCTGAAGAAGGTTATAAGTGGGGTAGTTTTGATTATTCTCAACAAGAACCTCGTATGACAGTGCATTATGCTGCTTCGATCGGAGAGGGTTATGAAGGCTCTAACGAATTAGTTCAGGCTTATCAAAATAGTCAGGCAGACTTTCACCAAACTGTTGCTGATTTAGTAGGTATAGAAAGAACACAGGCTAAAACAATAGGATTAGGTTTGATGTATGGCATGGGAAAACAAAAACTAGCTATATCATTAGGTGTTTCTAAAGATGAAGCAAATGAATTGATTATTAAATACAATAAAAAAGTTCCTTTCGTAAAAAAATTATCAGATAGATGTAAATATGCAGCTGACGAAAAAGGTGTGATAAGAACTAAAAAAGGTAGGAAATGTAGATTTGATATGTGGGAAACTAGAGACTTTGGTTTACATGTAGCAGAAAAATATGAAGACGCTGTGGCTAAATATGGGAAAGATAATATTAAAAGAGCATTTACTTACAAAGCCTTAAATAGATTAATTCAAGGATCTTCGGCAGATCAAACAAAACAGTCTATGCTAGATTGTTATGAAGATGGACACTTACCAATACTACAGATACATGATGAGTTGTGCTTTAATGTTAAAGACGAAAAACACGCAAAACAAATACAAAAGAAAATGCAGAACGCTATTGAATTTAAAGTTCCAAGTGTAGTTGAGTATGGCCTTGGAGAAAGTTGGGGAGATGCTAAATAAAAAAAATCTTCCAAATAATAATCAAGATCTAATTGGATATGCAGCAGGATTATTTGATGGGGAAGGTAATGTAAACTATGCTCAGTATCAACGTAAAAGTCAAAATAAAAAAACATATTTAAAATGGAATATTGCTATGGAGATAGCGATGACAGATTTGGATTGTATTAAAAATTTTTATGATATTGTTGGAGTTGGTTCAATATATTTTAAAGGTGTCAGTAAAGGATCGATGGGTAAGAAAGATCAATGGAGATGGAGATGTTCTCATCAAAAAGCTTT